GTGTATTCACGCTCCGCCATGACCGACCTTGCGAATCTCCCTGAGAATTTCGGCGTGGCCCGCCTCCACCTTGTTGTGAAGTAGTCGAAAATCCTCTTTAGTTTCCAGTCTTCGGGCCTCAAATTTTCTTTCCATGTCTCGCTTGTTGGCTTCGGTCGCTTCTTCGACGCGCTTTAATCGCCCGCCGAAATGCCGCTGTACCGCAGCCAGCAATGTGCTTGCCAATCCAACCACGGCGTAGACCAAGTAATCCACGATCCCGCCGTCTCCGGGTGTTTCTGCCATATCTTTTTCTCTACGTCCGCTCAAGGACCAAGGTCACTGTTACCGGCATGACAGTGCTGCCGCCGTTATCAGTGATGACCTCGATTGATCCGCCGGCCGCGACAACATTGCTTGCGGTCGGAACGGTTGAAATAACAGTGTCGATCGTGTCGGTGTCAGCAAACTCCCATGTCGGGTGCACCACGGCTATCGTGTTGATCTCCAGCGTCAGGACGGTTGCAGCAGTGCCATTGGCGACTTGGTTGACCGCGTAAGCGGCAACGATCTGGCAGGCCCATGGCACGACAACAAACAATGACGAGCCCGGATCACCGTTGTTGGCATCGTTCCATTGCAGCGTAACCGGGATCTGGTTCATTACCTGAATACCGGTCTCGATAGCCTCGAACTCGTCGCGCATCGATTTGGATTGGCCAAACGAGCCCTGAATCGGCGCTCCTGTTGGCGTGTAGTGTGGTGATCCCATTAAGTTCTCCGATCGTCCCGGCGTGGGAACCACTGCAGCGCCATACCGCGCAACGTGTGGCTCTGGTCCGTTTTAGATGTGGTGTGCAAATAGACGCTGGCATTCGTGCCCTCGCCTTCAATCTTGACCTGCGGATTGCCACTGGTGGCCTTATCCCAAATAAAGCTGTCCCACAGTAGCGAATCCCAGTAGCTACCAGCCGCCTCAGAGCTAAAGTCGAGGTCTTCGCCAAGATTCCAATCAGGGTCATCAAAGTCATACTCTATGCGACCCAGCATCGTCAGGGATCCAACCAGCGTGGCGTCGAGTCTGGCGTGAGTGTATTTCTTGAACTCGCCCGGGGTGTTGGAGTGATGCAGTACCGTGCGCATGAATGCCCGCGCGTCATCGCCGTCAAAGGTTGTGCCATGCTCAAGCTCGAACACGCAGCCATCATCAGTGCCAACAAACACGCGCTCGGCACCAGTGGTGTCTTCCTCTGACACCGCCACATTGGCGATAAACGGATACTCGATCGGCATATGCCCTGAGACCTCGTGACCAGAGAAGCCAATCGATACAACACGGCCATCCTTGAAGTAGCAACGATAGATATTCTCGTTGCGAATCAAGTGCGAGCATTTCACCTGAGTCGACTTGGTCAGGTCTTTGACCAGCGGCTGAATCAATTCAGACTGGGCATTCTCCTGAAAGTTAACCGACCCTGAGCGCTGCGTCTGCAGCATACTGGTGAAACCCCGGTCATCGAAAAACATCCCCAGACCAATGCGCTGCACACTCCACTCGTGCGCGCCGGCATTGATGTTGAAGTCATCCAGATCAAAGTTCGCCCGGGTGTTGCCCTGCAGGATAAAACTCTTGTTGCGGGTAAAGATGAACAGGCTATTGCCGACCTCTTCATTGAACCCGGTGATCTCATCACCCACGCCAATCTCGCTGGCGCCGGTGATCACAGTCCAGCTCAATGGATCCCCATCACCAGACAGCTGCACTGATCCGCCCTTGAACGAAAAGAATAAATGGCTGTTGTGCACGGCAAGGTGCGTCGGTGCATCGACAGTCATGCCGGTGCGAATTGGAACCATGGTGTCAGTTACATCGTCGTACTCGAATCCATTGTCGAGACCGTTGCAGCCATACATCCGATACTGATCGGTGTGTCCATAGAAGTTATTCGACCGGAACTCAAAGCGTCCGCCCGGGGTGAAGGTCTGTACGCTCGAGTCGCCATTCGCATCAGCGATCCTCGCAGCGCTGACGTTCAGCACCTCGTTGTCCTCGTAGTTTCCGCTATCGACTGCCAGAGGCTTCTCGAGAATCATGTAGCCGGCAGCATCGACACCCCAAGTGCCTGAAGTCGTCACGATACGCTTGATGACGCCGCCTGACAGGCTGGTGACACCGTCGACCTGATCGCCCTCTGAGGGCTCAGCACCGTCACCACCATCGAAATCGAGAATGATATCTGTGCCGGCCTCGAGCCAGCCAATACCCGTGGCCTTCCACATATCGCAGCGATCGCCATTGATCGAGTCGCGCCACGCATACACAAAGCCGCGATGCATCCACAGGCCGCGAATTGGACCGCTACCCGGGGGCTTGTCTCCAGTGACCTCAGCGGTCACCAGCGCCGTGTACGCTGTGCTGAGCGTGGCATTGGGCTCGCTGTTCAGGCTCGAGTCCGCGGTTGCCTCGCCAAAAGTCAGCACCTCAAAATCCCTGACACCAACCGCGACATTCAGTGCCTTGATATCGAGGGTTTCGCCTTTCAGGAAGGGACCGCCAGTGACGCTGCCAGCAACAACCAAGTTGCCAGTAGGCACGGTGACCGCGGTATCGGTCGTGACCGTGGCGCCCATCTTAATATCGTCACCACCACCGGGCATGACCTGCACACGAATGCCGGTGATCTCCGTGTACAGGAGGCCGGTTCCGTCATAGATGCGGTTCATCGTGGTGGCGGTAGCCTCTTCGGCATTGCCAATCGTCATGCCAGTGGTGCCATTGGCGACAGCCTCAGCCGTGGTCAGCCTGACCCGGAAAATATCGGTTTCGATCTCCTCGATGTCGACCGTGTCAAACAAGAACTGCGCTGGCGTGGTCGCTACTGCGCCGCTCTGTAGATAATTGATGTAGATCTGGGCTATGCCATCGTTGATGCTGGTATCGAATACCGCATCCGCCAAGCTGCCGAGCTGAACCCAGTGCCCGTCCTGCTGACCAGAAGTCCAGCGCGCATAGAACTCAATGAAAACCCGATCGCCCTTGACCAACTTGATTGGCTTGAACTCAGAGGCTGATTCAGCTGCCACCATATGGTGGCTCGAGGTGAACGCCTGATCAGCCATGCGGCTGAAGTCAGGATAAATACCACTGGTCCACACGCTGGCGGCATCAGTCACCGTCAAAATACTGGGGAACCAGTTGGTACTGACCGAGAGTGTGCGCGATTCAACCGCGTTCATTGGCGTGTAGTTCGGGATCACTACCGCCATGGGACCGCCGATATGGATATAACCAGTGCCATCACCGGTGTAATTGATCGCCGCGGTCGTCGGGGTTGGCTCTGTGACAAGCATCAGGCTGATTGAAAGGCTGGCATCAGCGGTCGAGCAGAACTTGGTTCTTGCCCAGCATCGCGCCACACCATCACTCAGGATATCGACGCCAGAGGCAACGAAATGCGCTGATTGCGTGAAAACCTTGGCCTGCCTGACATTAAACTGAACATGCGGGTTTGAGCTGGGGGCGCCAAACGGATCACCAACACCGTCGATGATCTCCATGCGAAACCCTGATATCGGCGTACCAGTCACGGGATCCGCATTGACCTTCACGTAGGCTGAAACATAAAGCGAGTCGCCCACGGTCACCGCGATTGGCTGCAGTAACTGGTCAACCTCGTGAATACTGTCGCCACCATCGTTGCTTTCAGTAAAGCGCGTCAGTGTCGGGATCAGTCCATCGACCCACTCATAATCACCATCGGTAAAGGATATTGAGCCAGTACCGGCGTTTGGATCCCAGTATGTGGTGTCTTCAAACACTGTGTTACTCAGGATTACATTTTCGCCATACCCGCCATCCTGCGTTGCGGTCAGTAGGTGCGCTTCAGCGTCACTGGTCTGGCCAACAATCAGCTGCCGGCGCTCATCGTTGTTGGAGTTCTGACCGACGCTGTCATATACCGCTGGCTTCTGGGTGCCGGCAAACGGGATCAGGGTGTAATCAGGCTGCGCGACTGATGGCGTTCCATCGAACGCTTCGTATCCGCCAATGCGTTTGTATCCGCCCTCGAAGCCCATTTCATAATTGAGCGCACTGGAACACTGCCCGGGGCTGACAGACAGGGGCGAGTCAATGAGATTCAGGCCACCACCAAAGGCGTAGAAGTCGTTCTCTTCCTTAGGGATATGCCTTGGCCGGCGAGCGCGTTCCCGGCGGGCTCTAACCAGATCGATCATTTAGAGCCACCACTTCGTACCGCGATCAGTGGTCGGATCGAAGGTCGGTATATCAATCACGATCGGCACATCCTGAGAGTGCTGCGTATCATACTCGCCACCAATCAGCTGGTCGCCCTCGAGCTTATCGAGCAGGAAGGCATACTCCGCCTCCATGCCGCTGATGATCTCGGCCGCAGCCTCTTTGTTGCCGTACTTGATTGCCGCCTCGCAAATGATCAGGCGGTGAAACTCTGCAGGCATTTCAGGGACATCCGCATCCACGGTCAGCAGGTCGGGAACCTTGTAGAACTCACCCGTCAGCGTGTAGGCCAGATCGGATGGCACATCAAGGATCAGCGAGTTATCTCGCTTCTGCGAAATGATGGATGGCTTTGAGTTCGTCGTGGGTGCGCCGCCGGGTAGCATGTCGCGGCGAAAGATCTCCCACTCGATGAACGTCAGGGGCGCAGCATTGCTGCTGTCGCGATTGACCCAGAAACTCTCCCGGTCCCACTGCTTGACGCTCTCACCGCCAGAATGCGCCGGGACCGTAGTGAGCCCGACGCTCAGCGTTTCAGAATACTCGACCGACAAATACTGCCAGTCGCGGTGCAGGATATTGAGATTGTTATTCGCCTTCTGAATCCAGTTGCCTGCATTCCAAAGCTGCCCGGTCTGGCCTACCAATGTCGCAGGAACAGTGGCTATGTAGACATCCCGGGTCATCCCCTTATCCAGCGGCGGCTAACAGGTTCTCGATGTTTTTGGCCTTGGATCCAGAGCCTTTGACCAACTCCAAACCTTCAGCCTCGACCAGCTTCTTGATCTGGCTGGGGTGCAGCGCCTCAAGCTCTTCCCGACTGACGCCACCACCGGTGTCTGTGTTGTCATCAGACGTGGTAACAACCGGGGTTTCTACGACCGGCGCGGCCGGCTTATCGGCCCCGATCTCGCGATCGTCGGTACCAAAACAAACACCGTCCTGAAAATGAACGGTGCCATCCGAGGCGCCTACTACTACGCCAAATTTTCTTGATCGGTCTAAGACCTTAGTCGTCATACGGTTCCCCCATGGGCCACCCAAATGGAATGCCCTTATCGAGTGTTGCGTTACCGCCGTCAGGATGCATCCGCGCGATTGGCCGGCGTTCGTTGATAGCGGGGTTAGGTGTGCCGGCGTCTTCTGACAGCGGCGGTCGCTTCGGCCCGTACTCAAACGGGTGAGGCATTGAAAGTTCGTTCGGGTCGTAGGGATCGTTTTCAGATCCTGAGCCGAGGGCATGTCTGGTGTCTTTTTCCATCACCTACTCCAAAGCTGGCGCCCGGATATACCGGGCGCCAGCACTTGAGCCTGCAGCCTACTTGATTGTATGGCCGCGACTGACTTTGACGCTGGGGTTAGCCCCCGGCTTCTCGTTCTTGCCCACTGAATGCATACCCAGACTCGCGTCTGAATCGTTGCACTTTTCTTTGTGGGAAGTACCAGACTCAATGCCAGCCTTCTGCTTTCCGTCTCTTGGCATAGATTTCATGTCAAGTTTCTCCTTTGGTTACCCGGGAACTACCGGCCTACCACCACGAAATAACGATGGTGAGGTGTACCGAGCCGGATGTCGCAGCGGTGAGTGTCAACACAAGATCTGTGATGTTCTCTGTCGCGATGTCCACCACGCCCTTGCCGCCCTGACCGACATCGAACTTGCCGGTATCATCCAGAGACAGGCTACTGCCTGCCGCCAAAGTACCCAGAGCCAGCTCGGCGTACTTGTTCGGATCAACACCGTCACCAATTTCGACATCAGCGGTAGCACCAACAATGACGACACTGCCCATGGCAATGATGTCATCGATTCGGCACCGGCCCATACCGTCAGGTACGGGGATATCGAGCGTGTCGCCAGCGCTGAAGTCGTGGGTAAAAGAGATTGACTGAACTCTCGGGTTGTCGTAGCTATTACTGCTCATTACGTTCTCCTGTAAGAATCAGGTTCCCGGCTGTTACGCCGCAGACTCCCACTTGACGATACGAGCCTGAGAAGCATCCGCTAAGTGGATGATTCCAAAGCCGCCGAGGTAGTACCAAGCCACACCCCTTGACCGACCAAAGTCAGTTGGAATCTTACCGCGAATCTCTTCGGGGATCGCCAACGCTTCAGCTACCGTATCTTCACCCAAGAAGAACACCCAGTCAGACAGAGCGTTGTCCCATGGATCCGACACCCTGAAGGTGTAGGTCGTGGAGTCAACGGCGCCGCCTTTGGCTACGTGAGTCTGCTCGGTGAAGCGAATGCCCTCATAACGACCAATCTCGCCGTTCATAATGAAACCGAAACCGGTCTCAACGTACTGATGAACAGGCTCGAGATCTTTCCGCAGCTTGCGGAAGGTCGTGGGGCGACCGATGGCGTAGTAATCGTCCATCATGTAAGGCGGGATGTCCCGCTCTTTCATGCCATCAACGATACTGCCAATGTGAAGTTTGCCAAGGGCGATGTTGTTGGTGATCGTGCAACCACCTTCCTCGAAAACCACGACTTCGGCATCGTTACCAGCCAGCGGCGCTACGGTCAGCGGCGTCAGGTTGAACTGGTTGAATGCGGCGCCATCGAGAGTTTTCTTGGCATCGTTCTTGAGAACTTTGTGAATGATTTCACTGACCGGCTGCTTGGACAGGTTGTCCAGTTTGCCGCTGTACGGTACGGAATTACCGTACTCAGTGATCGTCAGCTGACCTTGAGTAATCGTGTAATTGGTCTCAGGCATTGCTTCCTGCTCGTCGAGAGCATCGCCGCCTGTCGCTACATCACTGTAGACGTTCCAATGAAACAGTTCACCCTTGCCCAGCCCCTTATCAGTGGCGTCTTTTGCGTCACAGAAGTTGCGAAAACGCACTACGGGCTGCAGCGCAGTCCGCATGACGTTCGTCAGCTCATCCGTGTACATGTAGCCGCCGAGGGCGGATACCGCCCAAAGTTGACCAGCCATAATTGCTCCTTCGTGGATTACTCAGGAGCGGCGGGATTCAGACCCCTTGCCCCCGGCTCTCGCGTTTCATGCGAGTAATGTAATCCGAGTTCGATTCAGTTTTCTGCGTTGCCGCTGGAGCGTCAGCAAACCGGGCGCCACCTTGAGGGATGAGAGGCTGAACCACCGTTCTCGATTTCAGGGCCATGCGACTGGCCAGATCAGTTGCCGGTGCGGCAGCTGTTGGCACATTAACGCTTGGCGTCTGTGGGATTACCACCGGCTGCGGAGTTACCGGATCCGGTGTCGGCGCTGGAGCTGCATCCCCGAATACATCAGACCTGACTCTCATCGCGGCCTCACGGGTGATTTCTGCCAGCGGACGACCATACATGATGGGCTCGGCCGAAACCTTCTGCACCATCGCGTATGTAGCATCCCTGAGTACAGGGCTCGAAAGATCCTTGAACTCATTGACGAAAACTTGGTTTGCATCTGTCCTCTCCTGCTCCGCTGCAGTTGCGCGCCGTATGGCTTCTTGCTGCTCGGCAGGGGTAGGTGTCTGCGCACCGGACTGCGCAACAGTTGCCTGTGCAGCCCTTGTGACCCCGTCCTTAAACGAGGCCAAGACCTCAGCAGCTTGGGTAATTGCTGCCTCCCGGTCCCCGGTGTACATGGCGCCAACCAAATTCTCGGCTGCTGCCTGTACATCCACCGTTTCGTCTTGAGCGCCGGTAGGTGGTGGCTCTTGACCCGCAGTTCCATCTGTAGCCTGCGGAACGCCAGCATCTGCGCTGGCTAAACGTGCTGAAAGCTGTTGATCTAATGCCCTGAGACTCGCCTCATAGGTAGAGGCCCGTTTCATCTTCTCATCAGCTGCTACGATCTTCTGGAAATTGGCAACGCCGCCCGCCTCTACCACTTCAGCAGTGGGGACTTCGCGCTTTTCTCCGTAGACGATAATGGTAGTGAACTGGTCTTGTGTGTCAAGCGATGGATCGACAGTTTGCTGTACTGGTGCCGGTGCTGCTGGTGCCTGCAATTGAGGTTCTGCAGCGGGTTGTGCAGGATCCGCAACGGTTGGCGCGGCGCTACCCTCGTCGGTCCATCCTTCTTTGAGGTTGCCTTCACCATCAAACGGATCTTGATCTTCTTCAGTTACACCCTGCGCTTCGGCCACCATGCGGTGATAATGCGCACGTTCATGGGGTTCCATGCCGGCCAGCGCTTCATCGGTTTCAGCATCACGCACAGCTGAGGCATTGGAATAAATCTCATCCCGGGACAGCTGCTCTGGCTTTTCTGAGACGGTATTACCGGGCTCATGCACCTCAGGCGCTGGTTCAGCAGCGGGTTCTGCCGGCGGCTCAGCGCCAGTGCCAACCGACACACCGTCCTGCATGTCGACGTGATCGACTGGCTCGCCCGGGGTAACTACCTGCCCAGTGCCGCTGTCGGTGTCCTGCTGTACTACTGCGTTCATGGTGAATCCTCAATCTCGTGAGTCATGTCGTCATTGGCGCGCAGCTCGACCTCAGCCTCTCGCGCAGCGCCAAACACGGCGTTAATGTTGTTTACAACGGTGAAGTTCGCAAGCATCCGCTGATGCATCACGACCAGATCATCGTCATGCTCGAGGCCGGCAAGGGTCTTCGCTTCAATGATCGCATCAAAGAAGTCGGCCACGTTTTCCCACATGCCAGACAGCGCAATGCGCGCCATTTCGTTGTTCTGCAGCTCACCCCGGACGCGCAGCATCCGGTTGATGACCTTGAACAATTCGACCTCTCGATCAGTCGAGTTGAGCGCGCTTTGTACCTCTCGCTCGAGGACATCGTCATCATAAAGCCTCGACGTATCCAGCTCCGGTCCCCGGTCAGGATCGGCCATTTGGTTCCCCT